CCTGTCGGACGGCAGCTATCGCTGCGTCACCGGATCCGGTTTCGATGTAGGCAGCTTCCCAGACGTCACCGAGCGGTGTGTCTTGGAGCCATGTGGGGATCAGCCACGAGTAGTCAGTGTCGGTGCCTGTGTCCTCTGTGTCTGACATCAGATCGCCCTTCTCACGGAACCGCCGCCACCGGCAGCTGACATCGCCATCGCCGCTTCCTGCTTCACCTTATCGACACCCTGCCTGAGCCCTTCACGACGCAGCACCTTCTGTGCCGTACCCAGATCGTTCGCTGCAAGGATCTCTTGGAACATTGGCGCAGTTTCGTCTGCGGTACGCCCCCACATCTGCTGCACCACCGACTTCCACGGTGACGCAATGTCCTGATACGTGGCGTTCGGATCGGTGTATTGCGGATACAGCGTCTGCCGCTGGTTCCGCAACATCGCTGTCAGTTCCTCTTCGGCAGCAGGGGAGTTACGCAGCTTCGTCGCCCATTGAGAGATCTGTTCATCCGTGGGAGGGAAGGCAGGGCCGAGCCAACGGTCGAACATGGCACGTACCGCTTCGGTCTGATCCTCCGTGTGGACGGCATCGATCTCGTTGTCCTCCATGAACTCCTGAGTCTCAGGCAGCACCGTTGTCCACCCTGACGTGACAGCCTCAACCTGGTCGGCAAGCTGACGCTGCGTCCAGTTCCCGTAGGTGTATTGCTGCGCCATGAACTCGATGAGGGCTGGGTCGTTCCCGACTGCACCCAGCTCGGAGAACATCGACTGCACGGTGAGGATGTTGTCACCGAGGGTTTGGGCTGCTGTCTCTGGATCAGCCAACGCCTTCTCTGCCCATGCCCGCTGTGCAGCATTGCGTGACTGCCACCAATCGGTGCCTTGCAGCTCCCAATCCTGAATGTCACGATCCTCGATGTAGGCCGCACCGATGAGGGCGTATACCTCTGGGTCGGTGAGCCACGGCTGCACCTTCGCTGCCCGCTCCATCCGTTCCTTGAACCCTGTCCACGGATCAAGGTCGCCTTCAGGGATCTCATTCGTGGTGCCGAACAGGATGCTGCCAGTGTCGATGATGTCTTGATCTGTCACCGTCTTGTCCGGTGTCGGGATCTCTCCGTGACCGAACGCCTTCAGGGTCTCTTCGTCGGGTACACGCCACATGGTTGCGATGGGCGGGTCGAAGGGGCCGGGGGCGTAGTAGACGATGTACCACTCGTCGCCGTTCTTCCACAGTTCCGGCTCACCGCCGAGCCCTGCGAACTTGTGTTCTGCCGTACCGATGCTTGTGTCGCCAGTGGTCGAGTTTGTGCCACCACCCGTATCGGTACCCGAGTCGTCAGGGGGCGGCGGCGGCTGTTCTGTTGGCGGGGTCTCGGTATCTTCCCCTTCTGCACCATATGGTTTGAGTGCCATCAGATCGGCTCCTGTGCTTGGACACCCTGATCGTATTCAGCCGTACCGATCAAACGAGGATCCTTCCGCTCCTGACCCTCTGGCACCATCGCCGTCGAGACACGCTGAAGCATCCCATCAAGGTTCGCACCCAACGCACCAGCACCACCGACACGATGCGTTCCCTCTGCCCTGAACCTGCCCTTCACTTCCCTCGCCCCATCGAGATACGACTTCGGATTGACATACGAGCCGCCTTCCTTCATCGACATATGCAGATGCGGCGAGGTCGTCTTGGCTGAACCGCTGTTCCCAACGAACCCAACATGGTCGCCCTGGACGACCCGTTGCCCCTGCTTGGCTACGGCAGGCTGATCCATGTGAGCGAAGTAGTAGGTGATCCCGTCATCGCCCAAGATCGTGACGGTGTTCCCGCCATGCTCATTCCATCCTGCACGCATGACCTTGCCAGCGATCGGGGCAACGATCGGGGTGCCCTTCTCTGCGTACACATCGATGGCAGGGTGTGTCCTGCCACGATGGTTCTCCTTGTCGGGCATCCACGAACCGCCCGAGTATTCGTACTGCCCCGCAATCGGTGACAGCCACCCACCCGAATACGTTTGGTTCTCCCACCGTTTCGCTGACAGCGGAACCTCGGCGTCAGCGTGACGATCCATCGCTTCCTTCATCGCCTGTTGGAAGGCGAGGATCCTCTGATTCTTGAACGATGTGCGCCCCTCCGCATAGATGCGATCCATCTCATCCTGACCGGCAATCCACGCACCCGACACGGCATCCCACGACCCGTACCGCTTGAACATCTTCGTCGCCCAATAGCCAGCAACCGCATCCTGCGCCATCGGATCAGCAGGATGAGCACCGCTGAACCCTGCCTCGGCGCTCCACTTCTTCCAGTTCTCGAGGAGGATCCCATAGGCACCGAACGGGTGAACCCCGTCCTCTTCCGTGATGACGTTGCTGCGCCCACGGTTCAACTCTCGGAGCGCAGCGAGGTACCCACCAAGCATCAGATGCTCCCCGCAATCTTGTTCAGCGAAGTGAACAGACCGCTGCTCTTACGCTGCGACAGGTTCGCCCGTTCACGGTGCTGGATCTCACCAGCGAACTGATCCTCGAACAGCTCATCGAATCGTGCCATCGCATCGACACCTTGCACCGTACCTGCCGACTGATCTTCGCCTGTCTCCCACTCCCTCGCACGAGCGGCATTCTCCTGACGGGCAGCCTGCGTCTGTGCTTCCCACTGATCCTTGTCAAGCGCAGCGAGATGATCGACGTACATCTGCAACTCTGCCGACGATGCACGCCGACCAAGCCGAGCCTCGAACGTCTGCTTCGTCGTCTGGGCAAGGGTGGCGTAATCAGGTGCGAGATAGGCCGGTGTCACGAAGTTGGCGTAAGGATTGGCGTCGTCCTCCGGGTTGTCCTCCAACCATGCCTGATACACACGGATCTCTTCTTGAAGCTGATCTTCCCACGTGTTCCCGTTGGCGTTCGCCAGCGCCATGATCTGTGTCATGGCAGTCATCGTGAACCCATCACGCTGCCCAGGGTGGAAGCCTTGTTCCGTGAGGTCGAGGAGACCGGCGAGGGCAGCCTGTTCTTGGAACCACGAGATCTTGTCTACGCCCCACCCTGCCAGCAGCTCGTCGTAGTCACGCTGGTAGTAGCGGGGCTCGTAGGTGTCGAGTCGATCTTCACGGTACGGCTCGTTGCGGAACGCATCGGTCGGGTGCATCCCCGATCGGGGTGTCGTGACGGTCGGCACAACACCGAGGCGTGGGGGAAGCTCACCGATGACACCGCCCCGAGCCTTCCGTGCCGCATCCATGCGGGCATAGTGGGCTTCAAGCTGGTTCTCGATGTCCTCTGCGGTGAGGACACGGTTCTCTCGCTGTGCCGTTTCGGGATCATCGAGGACTCCGGTGAATCCGAGATCCTGAGCTTCCTGCTCATCGTTCACCATGTTGGTGTTCACGGCAGGACGCACCCACGTTCCCGTCGTAGGGTCGTAGGTGCCACGAGTACCGGCATAGGTGCGTTCAGCCGCAACCGTCTTGCCGGTGTTCAGCGGAGGCTTCCACTGTCCATCGGTCGGGTCGTACCATTTGCGGAGAGGATGCCCAAGAGTCGTTTGCTTCGTTGGGTCATAGTCATACCCCCCATACTTGGCGTCCTGCTCCTGGTACCACTCTTCCTGCGTCACATCACCAAGCGATTGACCTGACAACTGTTGCATTGCCTGAAGCAAGGCGTATGCCATCTCGGGGTCGTACTCGCCCTTCTCGACGGCACGAGTCAGGTCAGCGGTCACGGATTCTGTTGCTGCGCTGTCGTTCTGTGCCTGAGCAATGACGTAGTTCGTCATCAGCACTCCGGCTGAAGTTGCAAACCCCGCAACACGAGCTCGCCCGATACCGGAATAGAACCCCTTGCCCAAGTCCATGAGGATCGGGGCACTCTTCGTTCCCGCCTGAACAGCAGTTTCGGTGCTCTTCAACCACCTCGCAAATCGTGGCCCCATCTTTGCCCCGCCGCCAGCCATGAATGCAATGGCAATATCAGGCCCCCAGTCGCCCAAGAAGTTGATCTTCTGTTCAGCCCTCTGCATCCCCTCGCTCTTGTTGCCGCCGTTCAACGCAGCGTCGAAGAGGGAGAGCGCACCCTTCTCCTCGTAATCCCAATCCCCCCACGGTGGGCCGGTGAACATCCTGCCCTTGTCGAAGTCGATCTGCTTCTTCGAGACCTCAGACAGACGGTCGTTCATCCGACCGCCATAGCTGTTGTCCGAGATGATCCCGGTGTCCTCACCATTGATGCGGGGCCACCCGACAGCGTTCTCGCCCGAACCGACGAACCACTCGTAGAGCTTGTCGTTGCCGATCAGTTTCTTACCGGCCTCGAGAGCGTCTTTGTCGTTCGCTCCCCACGCTGCGATCACGATGACATCATCAGTGATCTGAGACATATCGCCCCTGTCGAGAGCGTCGTTGAGTTGGAGCCACGAGTTGATGATCATCACGAACCGGACTTCCTCAGTCAGCTCGTACCACTTGTAGACAAACGGCTTCAGCGAATGATCGCCCCACCCAGGCCACTGTCGGTCGTATGGGTCGCCATACGGATCAGGGTTCTCCTCCTCGGTGGGAACCTGTGCCTGATCCGGTGGGAGGGTCGTTCCGGTAGTCGTTGTGTCGCTCATCAGAAATCAATCCCTGTCGGAAGCGTCGGGTACAGCTCAAGCTCTGGCGCAAACTCTTGACCGATCCATTCCCAATCCTTCGCCAAAGGGTCGATGATGCGAGTCACGATGAACGTAGCGTAATCCCTCGCATGCGGGTCGGTAAGTGATTCGATGTACGCCTCCGAATCCTCGATCAACATCCTCATGTATTCCTTCGCCTCTGGCGACTCGGCACGCTGCCACCAGACAGGTGAGCCGGTCTGGTTCTCACGCCCCATCGAAATCGTTTCGAGGGTGCGGAACCAACGGGTGAAGGTTTCGGCTACCTGAGCAAGTGCCGGTTCGTGTTCACGGTACGCATCGTTCGCTTTCGTGCCGGGGGTGCCGATGTCCTCGATCTCCTTCAGGAGATGGTTCGTCGTCACCGACTGGCGTTCACCGACCACCGCTCCACTGTTCTCGGATTCGACAGGCGGGAACTGCGTCATGATGATCGCACGGTTGTTCCGGTGGATCCGCATGAGCTGATCCTTCTTGATCTGGTACTCGGGATCGTTCTCCCATCCCCGACCGTAGGTGAGGCGCAACTGCTCGATCTGCTTCTCCAACATGGCGTCCTGATAGCGCAGCATCTCGTAGCCCTGTGACCGCTGGATGCGTTGCATGATCGTGGCAGGGTCGTTCTTCTCACGAATCGTCGGCCCCTCGACACCATCGATCATCACCCGATCAGTGAACTGATCCTGCCATGCACGATGCGAATACACCTCTTCGCCTATCGGTACTGCAAAGCCTGCCGTGTACGGCGACACTTCCTCCAACCACGGATTCGCTGCGGCGTAGTTGACGTAATCCCATGTGGCAGGACGCTGCACAACACCGGACGACATTCCCTGCAACACGACAGGGTTCACCCCGTAGCGTTCCACCATGTAGAGCGCAGCTTCCGATTCGCCCCACAACTCACGAGCGTGCCGGTACTCGTTCGACATCGAGATGAGCGACAACACTTGCTGCCCGCCTGGTGCCTTCGGGTTGATGTCCTTGACGATGGTGGGCTGATACTGCGGCTGCCCCGGCATGAAGAACGAGTCGAACAGTCGAGCGATCGACAGCCAAGTTCCGGCAGTTTGGGCAACCTCCCACGCCTTCCGCATCCCCTCTGGATCCCACGACTGATAGCGAGGGTCGCCTGATGTCAGCATCGCCTCGAAGATCCTCATCTTCGTGTTGCCGTACACCTCACGGTTCGATTCCTCCGTGATGATGGCGAGCATGCGCCTGATCGGGGTCGGCATGAAGGTCGTGGCTGCGTCCATCACACTCGTAGGACGCCCCGGCTGGAAGGCATCAGCACCGCCGTAGGCCGCCCAGTTCACCAGCGAACGGAGGGCAGGCATCTTGTCGAGGGTCGGCTGCGCCATCCGTGCCGAGAGCTGCACCAGCGGCGACATCGATGGGCCTGCTATGCCACGAGCAGTCGGGTCGATGAACATCAGCGACGACATCGGCATCTGCGAGTTGAGACCGAACGGCTGCCCGTCACCGATCGGGGCGAGCCCTGCAAGTCCAGGCCAGTTCATCACTTCCTCACCAAACTCGTTGGTGGACAAGAAGCCGGACTGACGGCCGGCAGCCATCGCTGTCTGCAAGCGGCGCACGTTCCGGTACGGCTGGGAGCCTGAGTAGCGGGGGTTCATGATCTTCGCCCACCGTGACAGCACCTCGTACCACGCATCTCCGAACGGGAACAGAAGTCGGGAGGCGTCAGCCGTGTTCGACTTCGTAGCAAGGTCGTAGAACAGGTCTTTGGTTTCCTCGATGGCTGCGTACTTCGATCCTTGAAGGATGTTCTCAAGCTGATCGGCAAGCTGTTTCTCAGCGTCGGTTCCCTGATACGCCTTCCCAAAGACCTTGCGTGGGCCGCCCGTTTCGCCCCATCGTGCTCGGTAGTTCTCGACGTTGAAGAACCGTTGCACCGCATCAGCACGCTGTGCTTGCGGTACTTGGGAGAAGTCGTGGTCGAGGATCACCTGACGGAGCGTCGTTGCCTGATCGACTGCTTCATCGATCATGTTCTCAAGCTGGGTGAGGGTCAGGTTCTCACGCTGGAAGTTCAGATACTTGCTCGTTCCGTGGTTCTCCTGCGAGTACGTTCGCACCTTCTCATAGAGAGCATCGATCTCGTCTACGAGATGCGGGTACGTTTCGATTGCTTCATCGATGGTGCCGAAGTCATGGAGGCGGTTCTGCCACTTCTCCAACCCGACACGCCATGTGAGCGGCATTTCGGGCATCGCACCCTTCGGTCGGATCTTCCCGATCTGTCCGGTGAAGTTCTGCCTGATCGAGTCGATCCCGACCTCGATGTTGTGGATGTCGTTGAACACCGTGTCACGGAACTTGTAGAACGCCTCATCGATCTGTGCCTGTGTGAGCGGCGCATCGAAGTCATCGATCCCCAAGATGTGATGCGTCATATCGTCTACGGAGGGGAACGGATGCCCGTAAGCATCCGTCCATGCGTACCACGCATCACCCACAACACGGTCGTAGTAGACGAACGTGAGGTGGTTGAACTCCTCCACCGACATTGGAATTGATGGGCGCCTCGCCAGTCCAGGCAGCGGGTAGTGGTTCCACATTGCCTCGTACAGCGACCCGATGAAGTTGCGAAGGTCAGGCGATGCGTACAGCTCGGCGTAGTTGTACGACAGGATCTCACCATCGGGATGATTCGACGTGAGCCCTCGTGTGTACGCCGCAGATTGGTGTTCGATGAACTCCTGCAAGCCGGTCTCGAAGTCATTGAGGGTGGGATACCCCGCAGGAGTCTCAAGGTCTTGGAACAGCCCTCGCTTCGGCGTTCCCGGTTCGTGATCGATCACTGATTCCATGAAGGCACGGAACCGATCTTTCTCAGTTCGGGAAAGAATCTCACCGAGAGGCATTCCTGTGAACCGATCCGACTCCCTCCACGCAACGGGAACCGGCTCGAAGTAGGTATCGAGAAACATCGCTGCGTCACCAATGGCATGCTCTGATCGGGGCATCACGCCTTCGGAGACCAGCTTCTCGAACATATCGTGTTGGAGGACGGCAATCGGTCGGACTCCCCCTTGAGACACGACGATCTCTGCGGGGCGCCCTGACCGATGCTGATAGAGACTCCGCACCTTCTCCGCTTCAATATCAGGCAGCGAGAACTTCCTAGCGAAGTGCTCAACGAAACCGCTCTCAGTAAACGGGATGGAGGTACCGGCGTGAAAGCCCCGACCGTCCGTGTACCTCTCCATGATGTAGCCGAGTTTGCGGCGAGCATCCCAACCACCCTCACTGGCGTAGTGGCGCAGGGCATCCTCAACGTGCGGTGGTGCCGTCAGCCAGTCGATGTGGTGCTCGATCTCGTCAAGCATCAGCGTCTTGAGTTCAGACGGCGTGTGATCGAGGACGTCGGTTGCCATTCCGGTTTCTGTGTTGAACCGTGACCTAGCACGCTGTTCGATCCAGTCGAGGGCTTCGTTCAGCAACCTCGCCTGATCGTCATCAAGGACACCAAGCATGTCGCCCACCAGACGATTCTCTATCTCGATGTACGACCGCTGCGCTACGGCGTTCCATTCGTCCTCAAGCCCCTCGATGTGGTCGAGACCCCACTTGGAGAGCGCTTCGTGCTGTTCGGCATCGCCAACGATTTCCATGTAGGAGCGCATCGATGGCGGTAGATCACGAGGGTCGAAGATCAGGACGACGTTCTGGTGGGGCGCACCCATGCCGGTGTATCCGCTTGGGCGGGTCGCATCCCACGAGATGCCGCCACCTGTCTTTGGCTCGAAGGCAAGCGACGGATCATCTGCCATGCGCTGCCCCAGATGGAACGCCACCCGTTCACGTTCGATCTCGTCAAGGCGGGCAAGCAACTCTGCCCGTCGAGTGTCATCGATGACACCAAAGGTGTCGGTACCTTGATCCAGCAGTTTCTGCAACATGCGTTCCTCACCCATGAGGCGAGTGAGTTGCGTCTGGTACTTCGATGATCCGTGGAAGGTGAGCAGGTTGTTCTCCAGCACGCCTGCCTGCCCATACGCCTGAATCCCTCGCCGCTGTCCACGGCGAAGCTCCAACAAGCCGAGGTCGTTCATCACTTCCCAGAAGGCAGGCGTCGTCCACGAGCTGCCGTCACCGATTTCGACCTTCAGGTACCGTGCCGGTTCTGTGTCGTATGCCGACATCGGCGGTTCGATGATCCCCTCCGGTGTCACGTTCGCAACGGTGGCAGGATCGGGCGGTTCGAGGCTGCGGACAGGGGGCAGCTCGTCAAGGCCGAGCTCGTCAAGGGCACGCTTCACGCCAGAGTCGAAGATCTCCTTGAAGGCTGGGTTCGCTGCGGCGTAGTCATCGATGACCTTCCGTACCTCTGCGGGGGAGTAGACATACGAGATGGCGACGTTGCGTCCGAACGCCTGAGCGAAGTGGGGAGATCGGTTGAGTTTCGCTGACGGCACGGCGTTGAACCCACGGAAGAAACCATCCATCGCCCTGTTGTAGAAGTTGGTGCCTCGTGCCTTCCTCACCAGCTCGTCCTTCGGCACCTGAACGTGGAACCCGCTCATCTCGATGCCACGGTTCTCGTAGGCGAGGCGCACCTTGTTGTCGAGCGCACGCACCTGATCGAACGTCATATCTTCGACAAACTCGATGTCGTCAAGGGTGCCCTGGTGGATCAGTTGCCTGAAGTCGGCGTTGCCGTGATCGACCACATGGACGACTTTGCGTTGCGCCTCGAGAGCATCGATGTCGTATTTCGCTGCAACAGCAGCAGCCTGTTCAAGTTCTTTGCGGTTCAGTCGGGTGAGGGGTCGTTGCCCTGTCTTGTTCTCGATGAAGTCAGCGAGCCGCTTCTTGTTCGGGAACGCCTCTGGGCTTGTGTCGGAGAAGGCATATCTGCGCCTGCCGTCAGAACCGAACCACACGCCTTTCGGGTGGTCGGGTGTGATCTCCTTGTAGATGCCCGATCCCCCAGACATCTCTGCGATCTTCAACTCAACGACATCGATGTATTCGTTGAGGATCCGTGGGGTGGCGATCTTCTCCAGCGTGTCGCCCTTCTTGGCTTGCGATGCGACCTCACGGAGAATCTGCTTCCCTTCCTCAGTGCGGAAGTATTGGCGAGCGGCATCGGGGCCGTGCTCAGCGATGTATCTCCCGATCCGGTCGTTGTGGATGATGAGGTAGTCACGAGTCATCCCCGCCCACCCAAGCTCAGGGTTCTGCCCGATGTTCACGACCGTCCAATCGGCTTTCGCTGCGTCGAACACGTCGCCGGTCTTGAGGTCACGGAGCATGGCTGCGCCAAGCCCGTCTTTCTGAAGCACCGCCGCAAGGGTGATGTCGTCACCCGGAAGAATGAAGTCCATGTTGTTCGTCATCATCGAGAAGTAATCCATCGGGTGACGGAACATATTCGAGTAGCCCATTGCCCCCATACGCAGATGCTCTTCAGGGAGGATGCGGAGCGCCCAACCGACACGGAACAGGGCGAAGTCACGCCACACACCGAACGCCAGATCAGCAGCCCTCATCGGCGTTGACGACTGCAATCCGAGAGCGAGGTACGGGTACTTCTCTGTGTCCTTGACCGCTTTCCAGATGGCACGCCTCGCACCCTCGTACACCCACCGTTGACCGGACGACATGCGGCGAAGCTGCCGCACGTTCGGGATCCCGATGGTGGAGCTTGCGAACTGCGCTTCGAGCATGGCGCCGTGCTGGGTTTGGAGCACCGGCCCTTCCATGTTGGCGACGTATCGCTTCCCGTTCCACCACAACTGTCGTGCTCGACCCGTCGTCGGGTTTACGGCATAGATGTGGTTCATCTCCGTGGCGTCGCCCCACTGCTTCAGGATCTGCTCGGTCTGGAACGCAACCTCTGCCTCGTCGCCGTGGAGCCTCGCCTTCTCAACGATGGCGTCACGCAGCTCCTCGTATACCCGACGCAGCCCCGTCTGGGTGTCGCCCATCAGCAACACCTTCTTCTGCAAGTCATCGATCACATTCAGATCGAGACCTACGGTGTTGCCAGCGTTGGCGATTGCCAGCAGGTTCTCACGAGCGTTCCCGACTGCCAGCATGTTGTGTCCGGCTTCTGCACCTGCCCTGCGTGCGAGCCGACGAGCCGACGACACGAGCATCGCTGCGCCCCCGAACTGTGTGCTGGACTCCCAAGCATCAAGCCCTCGCCCGATCGGATCCTTGAAGCCGCCCGTCTTGGGTTTCTGCTTCGGAGCGTCAGCGTATGCCCTACGGAACATTTCGGTGATCTCGCCAACATCGGTCGATTCAGCGATGCGCCTCCAATCCTGCGGGTCGAGCCCTGGTGCGTGCTTCCGTACCTTCTCGATGGTGTCGAACTCGTTTGCGAACCGCTCCATCAACCTCTGACCACGAGCTGTGTTCACCCACTCGAAGAACGTCTTGATGTTGACGTTCTTGCGGACGCCTTTCTTGGTGATCCCTGCGTTCTGACGCATCAGCTCCATGATCCGTGGCCCTGACCATGTGCCATCCACCATGTTGCGGAACGCCCGACCTTCGGCTGCGGTCTCCACGACCTGTTCGTAGGTCGATGACAGCGCCTCTGCCAACGATTCGATTTGGAGTTTCGCCGGTCTCCACTGATCGAGGGCATAAACGGTGCGTGCTCGTGCCTCCCGCAACGCCTTCATCTCTTCTGCCGTCTTGCCCGGAACCAGCATCTCGTCCTGCAACGCCTTGATCCGTTCCGTCAGGCGCTTCTGGACGCTGCCGATCTCAGTCGTGTCATACACCGACACATCATCGAAGAACTCCTCGAACCCCTCCCCGACCTTCTCACGGAGGTTCCGCATGACACCGGCAGCGTTCTCGTCTGCCGTGTTGTAGAGCGTCCTGATCTCATCGGGTGCTGCATCTGAGAGGCGGCGAAGATCAACCCACTCCTGTCCCGCATCGTCAACCCAAGTTGGGTGCCACAGGTTTTGGATTTCGGCATGCACAAGCTCGTGTTCAATCGTCAGCATCAGCGATGCCTCATCGCCGCCGTGCTTCATAACAGCCCGATACACATCATCAGGTGACAGCCCCATATCGATGAACGCCCTGTGATATACGTTCGCCGGATCCCAATCGCCTCGGGCGCCGACCCTCTTGAAGTGGCTCATCGCCTCCCTGATCGAGACCTCGATGCGGTTCAGGCCTCGATCGTTCAGCTTGTATCCCGACTCTGCAACTTGGAACGGGTCATCCATCGGGCCCTTCCTTGCCACGATCTCGGCTTCGTCCTCCAATGCCTTGACGATCCGTTGAACAGCATCTTCCGAAAGCTCACCGGCAGCGTTGCGTGCAAGCGCCTGATCGCCACCAATCAACCTCGACGTCTTGTACGCCTTCAACGCACGATCAGCCAACACATCGACAGGCTCGAACACGAGCCGTGCCACCGAATCGACCATCGCTGACGCTGTGTCATAGGCACGAGTGCCAGGAGTGGTGAAGATGATCGCTGCGCCCGCCCCCGGCGAGTACGGCACCTGAGCAACCGTGCCATCGTCAAGCGTCTTATGGAGGTGCGTCGAACGCCACATGGCCGACGTGAGCCCCATGTTCGACACACCCTGATTCTTGATCTGCTCGATCCGTGCCTGATTGACTGCCTTCAATAGTTGCTCGTCGGGTGAACCGGCGAACTGCTTGGACTGCACCAGCTCCTTGATGCGACCCCAATAGTCAGGCCCCGGCTGGAAGTCCTCATACGTCGGGATGAACCCTTGCCCGAAGTCGGACTTGATGCCGAGCTTGTCGAGCGACGTCTGTGTGCCGAGCGCAGAGTTCAGCGACATATCGAACGCATCACCCCATCCTGCACCCTGCCCATGATTGATGAGTGTCCGTGGGATCAGGTGGATGGGTGACACGTTGTAGAGATCTTCGGCAGCGAGGAAGCCGTGACGGGTCGTGTACTTCATCCAGTTCCACGGCTGGTACCACCACGACGAGTTCTGGACAGCCTTCTCGGACTGTCGGATGGTGGCGTCGAGGAGACCCTGATCCATGCTGATGAGTCCGCTCACGGCAAGACCGGCAACGAGGTCACGAGGAACGGACGGGTACTCCATCACCAGCCGCTCGATCTTCTTCCCAATCTCAGGGTCGGCAAACTTCCTGTCGAGGATCGCTGCGGTACGGCTGAAGTCTGACGCTCCCCTGAACTGCGAATACTGAACCGTGACAGGAACGGATGTCGGTTCGGGCATCAGAAATCGTCACCGATCAATCCCGCAATCACCGGCGACGGGTAGGCACGCCAGATCGCTTTCAACACCTGAACGGGGTCGTAGTAGTCACCGGGGGCGGGTTGCCCTGCCGTGAGCGGTTCGTTCGGACGCCGAGTCGGGCCGAATGCGTCAGGCAGCGGAGCCAAAGGCAGGCCGCCCGAAGGCGCAGGTCGGGAAGAAGGGGCTCCTGATGCGGCGTCGTACATCGGAGCGGCGGCAACCTGCGCCTCCGTAGCGGCCCTCTGACCGTAGGGCTGCCCTGGGGCAACATCAGGTGGGCTATCTCCTGAATCCCCTACGGAATCTTGGGCATCGGTGCGGGTTCCCCCCCGCTTGCCCCTCGCCATTACGAAGCGAGCGCTTCCTCAGCCTCACGAGCTGCCTTCGCCGCCTCGACAACGTAAGCGACAAGCTCGGCTGGTGCGTCCTCATAGACGGGGTACGGACGGATGACCTCTCGGCCTTCCTTCTTGTCGAACTCCTTGCGGTACTCGAACCGGAGGATCTTGCCATACGGGATGGCGTACTCACCGTGGCGGGTGGTGACGAACCCGTATGCGTCCAAAGGGCCGAAGAAGTCGATCATCGGGCGACCTTCGACCAGATCGAACGGCGAACCGATCCCGCCGACCATGACCGTGGGCGGCACCTCAACCTCGTCGTCCTCGTGGATGCCGCCTGTCTCGTCGGCTTCGACCACAGCCGGCTCGTTCTTGTTGTGCGACTTCTTGCTGGACAGATCCTCTGCGATCTGCGCTGCGGACTTTGCCATGATGTCTCCTTATCTCTGGACGGCGACTGTCTGGACGCCTCCATCTACTGCACCCGAACCTTCCATCCGTGAGAGGACGGACTGGACGGGTGGTGGCGCACCGGACGGTACACCAACGGGGCCGCCTTGCTGTGCAGCCATCATCTGTGCCTGCATACCCATCATCTCTTCCATCGATGGTTCCTGCTGTTCGGGTACGAAGTATTCACGCAGCAGATCCATCTCCTTGTCGGGGTTCTCCATGATCTCGACAAGGATGCGGTCAGCGTTCGGATCCTGCTCGGACTTGGCTGCGAGGCGGCTCATCATCAGCTCCCGGTACTGCTTGCGGGTGATGCGCTCGTTGATGAGCTCCAAGTCCTCGAGACCATCGACGTTCTCTTGGAATGTCAGCATGTCGATCGCCCCTGCCGTTTCGAGCTGCAACCCGACGATGATCTTCTGGTGGTCATCGAACGTCGCCATTGCACCGAAGATGCGCCGTGTCCGGTAGTCGCCGTTGATGACGTTCTTCACCGTGACCTCATGTGCCTTGCCACGGACGTCGAAGAACCGGCGCTTCTCGTTGCGGTACATCTCCTCAGCGAACTGCAACCGGATCCGGTCGTTGTCCTCGTATGCCTGCCGTGCGATCTTGTGGTACTCCGCCACGTTGTCATTGACGGCACCCTGCAACTCACGCATCCCCATGCCGGTCGCAAACGAGTTTGGCGACTGGCCGTCCTGCTGGACGTCGTACTGCGCCCCGATGCGGAGCTGGCGTTCGAGGCGGTCGATCTGCTGGAACGCATGGACGTAGTTGTTGCCTGACCGCTGCGGGTACACCTTCGTGCCTGGTGCGAGCTGGTTCACGGCATCCCTGCCGAACTCGTACTCGCCGGACTCCACGTCGCCGTCGATGTCCACACCTGTCAGCACACCGTCCTCGGCAGCGATGATCCCCAGAATGTTGAGCTTGGCTTGCGCCCCCTGCAACCCGATCACATGGTGGTACTGGCTGGTGAGCTTGTCGAAGCTGTACCGCTTTGCGAACGTGAACTGGCGCACACCCGTCACGTTCGGGGTGTACGACAGAATGTATTCGGCTTCGGGGATGCACACCCACTTGCCCTCAAGGTTCTCGTACTCGATGACCTCGACACCGGACTTGACGCCCTCCCACGTTTTCTGCGTGCCGGTCGGTGCGAGGAACGAGAAACGGTTGCTGTTCTGTTCGAGGTTGCGAGTCACCCGAGCCGCTACCTCTGGGTCGGGGATGGCGTGGGCAAGCTCTTTGATCGGGATGGTGCGGCAGCGGGCGTACTCGTTCGGTTGCTGGTCGGGGCCGAGCCAGCCGGGGTAGTAGTCGAACGGGTCTTGGAGCGCCATGTGGGGGAACAGCCGCCCGTCCTCGCCACGCTTCTGTGTCAGCCCCCACGCCACGAACGAGTAGCCGGGGAGCCACCGCCCGATCTGGGGGGTCTGCATCCCGAACTTCCCCTGCCGATCCCAATCCCGCAACATATCGATGCGGAGCTGGTGCGCCTCCATCACGGTCTCGCCCTGCGACTTCGGCGGCTTGAGTGTCGGGGTGCGCCCAACCTTCTGAGCGATGCGGGTCAGACCGGAATCCATCAGGTTCACCGCAGGGAGGTCGATACCGAACGTGTCGGAGATCTCCGCAATCGACTGCTGCATCGAAGCGCCCTTGCCGACATCCCACGCCAACAGCGAGTAGATACCGGCAGCCCCGCCGTTGAGGATGGCACGGATACGCCAACGGTCGTCGTACTGGCCTTCATGCTGATGCTTCAGGATGACAAGGCGTGAGTGAATGTCTGCGTAGTCCATCCTCATCCCCTCCACGGAACCGACCTGCCGGTGAGCCTAGACACCTTCGGGTACGACTTCTGGTAGTTGTCACGAGCTTTGTGCTGGGGCGGCATGTGTTCCTTCTGCAACCTGCGCTCCATCTTTCGGATCTCATACGTCGGGAACCACGACGCCATCAGGATGTCGGACTTCACCGCACGGTTGTGCGACGTCGCTTCCTCCGTGAAGGCAAGCATCTGCTCGACGTACATATCGACCTTCGCCACCGCCTCCTCGTCGCCATACGGCAAGTCGATCAGGTTCGCCTCGTACAGCCGGTTCATCGACCCCACGCCGTACACCGGATCGACCTTGTTGATCCCGGTACGGTGCGGCGTCAACGTCACATCTTCCTGCTTCGCCCACCGCACCAGATCCTCATCATCGAGGATCGCCTGCTGGAAGGCGTTGACCTCCACCACCCAATGACGGCACCCGTACAGGTCGAGCCACTTCTTCATCAAGTCGTTCGCCTTCTGGATACCGCCACCGAGCGAGTTGTCCAGATCGACCATCCACCGCTGCACACGGATCACGGTGCGCCGATCCGTGATCGACTCGTCCTTCCGCATCCGCAACGCCCACAGGAACGCCGCCTGGTACCCCGTCGATGAAGGGTCGAGCCCTGCCACCAGCGAGAACCCCGATGGGATCCCCGACAGCCCGATCGCCCTCGACGGGTTCCGAGCCGCCATGATCGCCTTCTTGTTGAACACCGCCATGCCCTCACCGAGCGGATTGTTCTGATACACCATCTCGAACAGCTTTGCGTTGTTCCGAGCCTCAGCGCCCCGCTTCTTCGTCATCAACCATCGGTACGTCCGCAACGCAGGGAACAACATGCACGCCTTGTGCAGCTTCTCGTTGTACGGGTCGAGCGGACAGTCAGGGTCGTGCGCCGAGTTCACGATGTTGTAGAAGTTCGGATCCTTCAGGTTCGAGTTGTAGATGTCATCGAGATGCTGGCGAGACCCGATCACCACAAGCCCCGTATGTTCCTCCTTGCGGGAGTCGAGGTCGGTACCGAACCAGTCCTTCGTGGACTGCCGCAGCTTCGGTTGCGCCACCGACGCCTTGTTCTCGATGTCGTCGCACACGATCAGGTCGGCGTTCCGTGACAGCAACTGGCCGCCCCTGCCCGTGGCGAGCATCGTGGAACCCACCAGCGTCACGGTGCGTGCCGCAACCGTGAACGACTTGGACGACCAATCCGACCCTCGCAGCGACGTCGGCTCAAACGACCGACCAGGCCCCAACACCGCCTCGATCATCTCCGTCGTGTCCGCAAGGTACGTCTTGACCGCCACCAGCATGTCACCGGCAATGTCGTCGTTCGGCCCCACCCACAAGATGCGGATGTTCGGATTCCGGCAGATCAGCCACACACAGAAGTGAACCAGCAGCTCCGACTTTCCGTGACGGGGAGGCGACAGAATCTGGAGGTAGCCGCCCGAAGCGATCGTCGCCAACGTCGCCGTGATCCACTCGTAATGGAAGTCCTCACGCATGAACGGCTTCCCATCAGACGTAGCGAACCACCGCCGCTCAAACGCCATGAACCGCTCAGTCGCCTCAATCGCCCACCGAGCACACGCCTCCGCATCCTCCTTAGCAGGCATCTCGAGATCAAGAGCAAGCTCCCACGCCGTAGTCGGATCCATCTCCCAATCCCCGACCTTCGCAAACTCCTCAACCGCCTTACGCCACTCCCGATAATCCTTCGTCACACGAGCAACCGACACCTGCGCCGCAGCCGCAGCAACCTCCAACGTGTTCGTACCCGCAGCGATCTGGTGATACAACGGCAACAGCAACTTCCGCATCGGCGTCACCGCCTCGCCACGCCCCGACTCCACCTCCGTCCGGGCATACATCGTCCGCTTACGGGAAGCCTGCTCCATATGCGTCTTGGAGCAATACTTCGCAGACGACGTGCGACCAACAATCTTGCCCCCACACAGCAGACACAGCCGATCAACGACGGCCACTCGTCACCACCACTTCGACATCAACCAGCCGATACGAACACTGGCACTCAACCGCCCGATACCGAACCTCATGCGAAGCATCAAGAGCGAGCTGAACCCACTCCAAAGCCCTCTCAACATCTCCGCACACATCGCACATGAGAATCCTCGTAGCCGCCATGCGCCACAGCGTATCATGACAACACCCGGCACAACGCCCATCAGGAAGGACACCCAATGTCAGTCGCCATCCACCCATCAGCAGCCGAAGGAGCCAACGGCAACTCGGCCCCCATCCAATCACCACCCAACGCCATCGGAATCGGCATCGACATCTCAGCCCAATCAGGCACCACACCCACCATCGACTTCGAAGTGGAATGGTCGCCAGACGGCGTGAACTTCGGATCAGCCGAAACCCCCGACACCTTCACCCAAATCGGCGCAGCCACCCCCACCGTCGCCAAACGCTTCACCGTCAAAGCCCCCTGGTACCGACTCGTATGGACACTCGGCGGCACCACCCCCAACTACACCTTCGCCGCCTACGCAACCCACGGATAACAAGAGAGGGAGCCCCAAAGGACTCCCTCTCTCAATGACAGTTGCGAAGCTCGAAGGACTCAGCTACCGTCTAGGTCACTACCACCTACTCGGAAGGTTACAACAACCACCCACCCACCGCAACACCCAGAGCAGAAGGCTCCCCCCGACTCCTTGCGGAGATGTAGCGCAGTCGGCCAACGAGCAAGATCGCAAACAGATCGCCCCTCATAACCCGGAGGGCAACTGTGCCTTCAGAACCCACCCCTTGTTTCGAGGCGCACTTCCGATTTTGTACCTTACGTACACATATTCAGACCCCCTCAGGTTGACATCCCCCGTATCTGCGGATTGGTGAGGTTCGAGGTGGAGAATCCCCGATTTCCTGCGGTCTCCCCAGAGTCGCCGTGGCTTCAGCGGGGCGGCGGTGGGCTATATGCCCATTGCTGCGCCGGTGGGCGACGGTGGTGTTGGGGTGTCAGCCGCTGCGCCGCAGGTATAGGGGGCGACTCGTGGCGCACCCGTAGCCTGCGGGGTGGCGGTGTTCGTTGGGGTAGAACGCAAGGTCGCCGTCGAGCCGTGCTGCTTTGCGGACTGCAAGGGTGGCGGGGCGGGTGGCGAGCGGAGCGATGCGAGCCTCCTGCCAGCCGTGCGGTGTGGGTCTCGATGCCGGTCGTCAATGGGTGTGGTGCTCATCTCATCTCCGTGGTGGGGGGTGTCGCTGCGTTCGCCTCCTTCCTCAATCGCTGCCCGACGGCACCGCCAGTCGACCGTGACGGGCGCCCTGCCCGGAGCGGGGGACATGGCGGGGGTGTCAGGGCGTGGCTGTGCTTGCATACTCGATGGGCGTGACAGCCTCTCACGGTTCGTGGACTTGCCGAGCGTGCCGATCGCACTAGGTCGGCAAAGAGGTGTCGGTGAGGATCCTTGCGGTGGTCACGGCTCTCCCTCCGCATCGAGTCCTATGTGCCACACAGGATACCACACGACCCCGATGGCTCTTGATGCCGGACACGCCCAGGCGTGGACGGTGAGAGAGGTGAGGGGATCGTGTGGTTTTTCATCCTGTATGGCACGACTCGATACGAAGGGAGAACTCGTGACCACTTGCAAGCACCTCATCGACACGCCGACCTGCACGATCTGCACACACGGCAAGTCCTACGATCCGTGGAGGCTGTACCCGCCCGTCGATTATGTGGCGCACAACCTCGACCTGACACCGCCTCGCCCTGTCTACCCGTCCGATCAGGGCTGCCCGTCACAGGCCGACTGGGATGCCGTCGAGCAGCGGAGGAAGGAGGCAAACGCTGACTGCGAGCTTTGTGGTTTGTTGGATGAGATGAGCACCACCGGCATTGATGTTTTGACCGGCTTCGAGATCCACACATGCTTTGATGGCTGGCAGGAGTTCGTGGTTCGTCCGCTCGCCACCCAGTATCCCGAGCCGAGGGTTGTTGGGCGTCCGGCGTGGGCAAAGCAGCACGACTTCGACGGCGGCACCTTTCTGGGGTTCTACCGCAACGAACTGACTTCGCTGGCAGGCTTCGGGTACGACCCCGAGTTCGCCTCTATCCACTAGGCGTAGCGCACCGGCTGACACGCCCTCTGTCCTGTCGCCCACCGGCGGCAGGCGGGGGCGTGGCTGTCGGTGTGCCGCCCCGCTGGTGAGGTGGGGTCGTGTGGTCGCCGCTTTGGTGGGTGTGGCTACGACCAGGCGGTGTCGCTGAACCGTGGCGCACAGGTCAGCACGCTGATGCCCCCGACAGGGGGCAGGCGTTGCTGACCGCAGCCGAGGTTCAGTCACCGCCTGATCGGGGCAGGTTCCCGACGCTCATGGGCAGGGCTGTCCGTCATCCTCACGCTGCCGTGAGGCATCCACCTCCCGTCACGGAGCGCTTAGCCCTCTTGCCGTGGCAGATCCGGGCGTCAGTGCTCTCGTCACCGCCGAACGGCGGGGATGAGCACGGACGCACGGTCTTGCTGCGTTCGCACCCCGACTGCGAACAGCGGGCTCATCGCTGGTGCTTGGTGCGTGACCTTGATGCAGGCTTGAAGCTCCGACTGTTGTTGCCGGACACGCCCGCTCTCTGCGTCGGCGCCTTCAGGTTGCACCTGCTTTGGACTGATGGCACCGTCCTGTCTGTGCCTCATCGGGCTACTGCCGGAACCATGGCAGCCCCCCTCACCAGTGAGGAGGCTGCCAGAACCCGGCGCAGCCATGAGGCACACAGGAGGTGCCATGTCCAAAGCGGTACAACTGAATACGCTCGTCGCAGAGGCGATCGATCCGGCGTCAGTCGGAGCGAAGCCTGCGTTCAAGGTCACGCTGACCAAGCGTGGCGATGCGACCCACCGTCCGCAGTTCGAGGGTGCGCTTGACGCAGCCGAGACCGTGCGGGTCCGTGCGTACATCCCCGAGGGGTTCGACGGTGACAAGATCATCGTGACGCCTGCGGATCTGCGCCCCGGCAAGGAGGGCGTGAAGCGCTCCCGTGACGGGCGGGTGAATGTCGCTCACTTTGAGCGTGAGGATGAGAACATCCTCGTGCTCATGTGGGCGCCGGTGAACCTGCCCCCGATCGAGTCGGTGACGCTGAACCTCGTCTGAGGTTCAGCCGACGCCTCGCCCCCTTCGGGGGGCGGGGTGTCTCGGCTCCGTGTGACGGGAGGTCACGATGCAATGTCAGTATCAGCACGGTTGCGTCCGCATGGCGGGCGACAACCATCTGTCGTTGTGTCATCAGCATTGGCTGATGCACATCCGACAGATGGAGCAGGTCAATCGCCGTGATTGACCTGCTGTTTGTCGCCCTGGCGGGCGGTCTGTTGGCGGCTGCGCTCTACCGGATCATCGACAGGTGGTAGTGGGGCGCAGCCCCACGGAAGGTGTCGCACTTGGCTGGCACAATGAACCGTGAGGGGGGATGGGGGTTGAAGGCAACGGCAATGGCTACGACGAATGAGGATCGCCGTGTCCACTCGGGGGGGAACCCCCCAACAAGTGAGGGGGTTCCCCCCCTCGCTCCGAAGCAAGGAGGTTGAAGATGTCGATGAGGATGATGCAGTTGCATGTTCATCATCAGGTGAACGGCATTGGGGGTACGAACAGGAACACGTGGCTGTCGTTGGGGGTGCTTACGAGTCAAGCCGATGCGATTCGTGAGCTCGTGCGTCAGGCAATGGTGAAGGCAGCGAGGCACAAGCGCATCGAGGTTCGGGAGCTGGCGTTCATGCGGCATCTCGTGAACCTGTCGCATCGTGCTGGTATCGCATGGTATCCGACCGTCCCTGACCCGACGATGCTCAAGGTGTTGAGTGCAACGGAGACCACATCGATCGAGGTCTTGTATGTGGAGGGGTTCACGCCTGCCCAGCGGTACTTCGAGTGCGACCTGATGCACGTCGAGGTTTCGGATTTGCCACCGGCTGATCGGTTCTCGACGTATACCGCTGTCGAGTTGAGGGATCTGTTCAAGGACTTCGATTGGGATGATGTGAAGTATCGGCGTTCGATCGAAGGCACGATCCATCGTTGGACGACGAACGCAGACGACATCGATGGCAGGTTGAAGGCTGAGTTCCCTCGCATCGAGACACCTGAGGAGGTCGATGCGATGCGGGCAGAGGCACAGCGTATGGCTGATGAGGAGGGGTATGAGTAGGTACGACGAGATTGGTGCACTCGACAGGTGGGATCACGACATCCCCGAGGTGGTGAACCAGCATGTGCATGACGACTGTGAGCCTGGTGAACAGCACGATGACCGCCCGAATCACACGGTTCAGCCCCGCTGCCCTCGCTGTTACACGGAGATCTATGGGCCTGCGGTGATTGCGTTCAGTCACGGTGCGGCTGCGTGTCACGGATGTGGGAAGTTCTCCGAGACCATGGGGTATGCGGTGTACCGGGAGCTGTTGGCAGAGGCAAGGAGGAAACATCGTGGCCGATGATTACACGATCGTGAGGCAGGCAGCATTCGACACAGGGAAATACCGCTACGAGTGGTGGACTTCCGGTGATGGGATGGTGAGTCAGTTCCGCAAGGTCGAGATCAGTGGCGATCAGGAAGTGATTGTCGTTCAGCAAACGTGGAGAGGGGAGACATCGCATCATCGAGCGGAGCGTGAGTTCACTGAGGCGGTGCTGTTCTTCAATGCACATGAGCGTGATCCGTGGAGCACGAGTCGAGCACCGGAGGTGGTGTTCGATGGGTGAAGAGGGAATGATCTCCGTTGACCTGTCCATCCACGATGAGAACAACGAGGAAGTGGAGCTCGTCACGCTTGGCTGGTTCAAGTATCGGCGTGATGCCCAAGCCCTGTTCGATGCGCTCGAGAAGCGGACACCAGAGATCTATGCAAGTTTGCCACCCGTATCACGTACCCCCAGTGATGCGGGTGGCGCCGCTATTTCGTCATCTCTAGGCGGCCAGCACCCTCAACATGGGGCTGAGGGGAGATGACGGAGGGAGGCAGCATCACAACAGCCCCAGGTCGATGCTGCCTCCCCAAGAAATGCTGCGCTGTAATCCGTGGCGATGCCGGGGAGAGACAGCCACTGTCGTCGGGTGACGTCGTGACGATGGTGCAGCAGCAGGGCGAGAGGAAGGAGGCGCCTATGGCAGGTATCGGTACCAGCCACACCCCTCTCGCCCCCGGTTTGGGTGCGTCATGCCCACAGGAAATCGACCAGCAGTCGGTCGTGGCCGAAGCATGGCGCACCCGAAGGAGGACGGGAATGCCCACCCCCCCATTCAGGGAGGGGTGGGCATTCCCTACCCGTAGCTACGAAGGAGGTAGCAGGTGACGTTGAACAGGGAAAGCGCACGGCAGTTGCCGTGGCTGGCGGTGCAGGCGTACACGCAGCGTGATGCGCTCGCACAATGTGACTCGTTCCGTGAGGGGTTGCATCTTGCCGGTCTGGATTGGGAGCCGGAGAAGGTGCCGTTGACACATCATGTGATGA